TCCTAGTTATTTTTGTAATTTTAGTTGTGACTTTTGTTACTTAACACCAGAACAATTGCGTGACCAAAAAAGAATTAGTTTAGTTGATTTGGACAACAGGTTAAATCAAATCAGTCAACATAGAGAAATTGACTGGATTGATTTGTACGGGGGAGAAATAGGTGCCTTAAAAAAAGATTACTTTTATGGGTTGAGAGATGTAATAAGAAAATATTACGGTGGGAAAATTAATATTATTACAAACTTCTCAATGTTACACGAAGGCTTTTTTGAAGATGATTTTTACTTATCAGTATCATATGACTTTGAAGCTAGGGAGAAGTCTGATAAAGTTTATCAGAATATGCTTCAAAGTGAGGTGCCTATTGCCGTACTAATACTTGCAAGCCAACAAGTAATTGAAAAAGATGTTGAAGAAATGATTATTATGTTGAACGCTTGTTCTAGTGTTGATAGTGTTGAGATAAAACCATATTCGACCAATCAAGCAAATCAACACAATGTCACACATAAAGATTTTGAAGAGTTTGTTAAAAAATGGATAGACAGTCCTATAAGAAAGAAGTTTGACTTTATCAATGAAGGTAAAATTATAGATAGTTTGAATGGTACATATTCTGCCTTTTCAGATAATCATATTTACATTACACCTAATGGAAAGTTTGCCGTATTAGAATTTGATAAAAACGATAATGAATATTTTAAAGAGTTAGATAGTTTTACAGATTATGAACAATGGGCGCTTCAGGAACCGTATCTAAATATATCGGACATTTGTAGGAAATGTCCACATTACGGCCATTGTTTGACAGAACATTATAGATTTGTTACAGACTTAACTAACGGTTGTAACGGTTACAAAGGATTACTAGACTGGTATGATGAAAGACTGGAAGATAAACCAAGAATTATATCATAGATTAAATGTAGTGCATGAAGATGACTTATCTAAAGTTAAAATAGAAAAGTCAGATGATATTATCAATAATGCAATTAGATACTTTAATGAAAAAGATATAGGTTGGATATATCCCGCTAAAAGCTATGCAGTTGCTATCTGTTATGCTTGGTGGTTGACTAGTGACTTTAAAGAAGACTTTTATGATTTACTCAATGATAAAGATTTGTTGTATGGCAATGACCCTTACTTTAGACATTATGGTGCCTCAAAAGACATTTATAATGCGATTTTAGATAAGGTGTTGCCTATTGACGAGAATAAAGGTATGGTACCTGATATAAAAAAGTGGTACACAGCTGAATTTATGTTATAAATATAACCATAGGAGAATGAGTTTATGATTAAGATTGATGGTAAAGAATATGATGAAACACAGTTTAGTCCTGAATTACAAAATTATTTAACGGTAAGACAAGAAATTCAAATAGGTAGGACTAGACACTTAGTTGAAATTGAAAAGATTGATGTATTGACAGAGCACTATAATAAAAAAATTGTAGAGTTACTAAAGAAAGAGAAACCACAAGAGAGTACAGAAAAAGATGGCAGCGATAGCTAACCTATCAATAGACCAAGGTTCAACATTTACCTCGGATGTTACAATTAAAGATGCTAACAATGCATTATTTGATTTAACAGGTTATACAGCCAGAGCAAAGATGGCTACTGGTTACACATCTACTCGTACCAGAGTTGATATTACAGCAACAGTAAATGCTGACCCAACCACTGGTGTTGTGACACTTTCTCTTACAGATACACAAACAGCTGCCTTAGAGGCGCCTGCTAGATATGTTTACGATTTAGAGGTGGTTTCTAGTGGTGGTTCAGTTACAAGAGTTATTGAAGGCATTATTAATATTAGACCTAATGTCACTATATAATTAAACTCATTTTTCTTATAAATATACAAGAAGAGGAGAGATTTAATGCCTGATATTACTGCTAAAATTAATGTCAATACTAGTCAAGGACCACAGAATGTATCGGTAACTCTACCGAGCGCTCAAGCGGCCGCTAACTCTTCTTTACAATTAAAATTATTAGGTGATGTTGATACAACTAATTTGGATGATGGTGCATTATTACAATACAGAGCGAGTGATAGTAAATTTGTTGCTCGAACAGAAATAGTAACAACAACAGGAACACTAGTGTTCAACTGTGGGAGTTTTTAGGATAAATGGCAACAGTAATTCAAATTAAAAGAAGTTCTGCTACTACAGCACCAAGCACCCTCAAACAAGGTGAATTGGCTTATACATATGGAACAGGCACACAAGGTAATAACGGCGATAGACTATTCATTGGTACAGGTCCCGTAGATAGTAACGGTGATGCTACAGCAAGAGATATAATCGGCGGTAAATATTTTGTTGATTTAACAGACCACGCACACGGTACATTAACTGCTAGTTCAGCAATCATTGTTGATAGTAACTTAGCAATTGACACATTAAACATTGGTAACTCAACAACTGCCGGTGGTCAAATCAAATTAAACGAAGGTACTAACAATGGTACTGAAGCTATTATACTTAAAGCTCCTAATTCTTTAGCGTCAACTACAACTTATACATTTCCAACTGCTTATGGTACAAACGGCCAATTCTTAAAAACAGATGCAGCTGGTCAATTAAGTTGGGACACAGTTAATCAGTTTATTGATTTAGCAGGTGATGTAGGAACAGACAGATATAATACTGCTGAAACTCTAACATTTACCGGCGGTACAGGTTTAGATACAGAAATAACAAACAACCAACTTACAATCAATATTACAAACTCAGGTGTTGACACAAACCAAATAGCTGATGATGCAGTTACAAATGCTAAGTTATCAACTAACGGTGAATTAACTTTAGGTTCTACAGGTTTACAACTTGGTGTTACAACTACTGACATTGCAGGTTTAACTTCTTTAATAGTTGACAATATTACGATTGATGGTAATGACATATCAACAACAAATACAAATGGTGATTTAACTATTACACCAAATGGTACAGGCACAATTACAGTACCAAGTAACTATGAAGAGAGAGCTGGTTTTACAGATAACTCTCTAACAAACAAAAAATATGTTGATACAGTTGCACAAGGTTTAGATATTAAAGATGCAGTTAGAGTTGGTACAACTGCTAATTTAACAGCAACATATAATAACGGTTCATCTGGTGTAGGTGCAACACTAACAAATTCAAGCACACAAGCTGCACTAGTTATTGACGGCATCACAATGGTGGTTGATGATAGAGTTATGGTTAAAAACCAGTCAACTACATACGAAAATGGTTTATATAAAGTTACAAACATAGGTTCAGGTTCAACAAATTGGGTACTAACTAGAACACCAGACGGTGATGAAAGTACCGAAGTAAATGGTGGTTCTTTCTTCTTTGTACAAGAAGGTACGGTTAACGGCGACAATGGTTATGTAACAACAAATGACGGCAATCCTACGATTGGTACAGACGCAATTACATTTGAACAATTTTCTGGTGCAGGTCAAATTAATGCCGGTAACGGTTTAAGTAAATCAGGCAATATCATAGATGTAAATGTTGATGGTTCTTCAATTGAAATATCAAGTGATGCATTAAGAGTTAAAGCATTAGGTATTACAAATGCAATGTTAGCTGGTTCAATTGCAACATCTAAATTGTCAAATCCAGTTTTATACTTTACAGACGAAAGTTCTACACAAGGACAAGTTTCATTAGAAGGCACTTTAGAGTTTCTTGCTGGCGAAGGTATTAATACAGTCGTTTCAGGAAGTACAATTACCATTTCAGGTGAATTAGCATCAACTTCAAATGTTGGTGTTGCTTCATTTAGTTCAGACAACTTTGCTGTAAGTGGTGCAGGTGAAGTTACAGTAATTAAAGTTGACGGAGAAACATTTTAATGTGGAAGGCAATTAAAGATTTCTTTATTTCTGGCGCTCCAGGAATTAAGAAAAAACCTGAAATTGATGTTAAAGGTTTAGAAAAGAAAACAAAAGTAGAATTAGAAAAACTTGGTAGAAAAGTTGGTGTTGAATTAGATAGAAGACTAACTAAGGCCAAGTTAATACAACAAATTAAGAAACAAGTT